TGATTTATTTTTAAATGTTTTATTTCTTATATTACCACCATTTTGTGCAACGACTGCAGGTGATGAGTTGGCTCCTGAAGTACCGCCAGTGGCAAAAGTTTCAGGTGGCGCAGGTGGCGCAGAAGGTACAGTAGCTCCTGAAGTAGCGCCAGTGGCGAGTACGAGTGGCGCAGAAGGTGCAGGTAGTGGTGCAGATACATAAGTGTCAGATGTAGCATCTTCGGCACCTTCGGCACCTTCTGCCCCCTCCCCACTCGTACTCGCCACCTCACCCCCTGCAGATACAGAAGTGTCAGATTTATCATCTTTCCCTTTTAATTGTTTTTGTGTTTGCCTATCTTCCCCTGTAAGTGCATAATCCCTAACATAATTTTCATTTAATTCGGTTGTTTCATCTACTGATTGTTTAAAAGCTGCCCATATTTCATTTAATGAGTCTTTTAATGTAGATTTATGTTCACCTATTGATTCATCTCCTGATATACTATCTGATATTGTACCATAAGCATCAAATATATCATTACCAACTTTCATAGATCCTTGACCTATAGATGCCGCAGATCCAGCCATACCAATCATATTGTTCATAATCATATATCCATCACCAAATATGGGTATTAACATAAGTGAATCTTCTAAAGTTTCCATTGCCTGACTAAACATAATTGTTAATATATGAAAACTAATTTTAGTTGCACGTTCCCCAATTTTCATCATAGGCTCATTTGCATGTTCTACAAAAATTAAGAAAATATCTCCAATTGCTGCCGATGCTTTTCCAAAAGCTTCGCGGGTTTTTGGATCTTTTGTAATTGATGCTAATTTATCTAATTTTTGTTTTAAATTATGTATTGCTGTGTTTTGATCTATGTTATTTAAATCGTCTGTATTTAATACTACCTTTGCTATATTATTTACTATAGCTTCTACACCTACACTACCAAAAATTAATGCTAAATTATATTGTGATTGAAATAATCGTTTAAATGATATTGACGTTTCTTGTCCCATACTAACATTTCCTGGATTATCTATTTCACTTGATAGTGGGTTTGCATTTTTTGATCCTGAAGATGATAATGATGAAACAAATTTATCACCCCATTTAGTACGGTCTCTACCATATAGATCACCATTTTCTTCATTTCCAAATGTTGTAAGAAATGGATAAGTTGTTGCATCAGGTCCTGTCATTGTAAGTGCTGGATTATCGTATACTTCTTTTTGTTTTGATTCTTGTTTTCCTGACATTATACTTTACTATATTAAGTATAGTTTTTTTCTATTGCGATTTATTTTTAATTTGTTTTAAAAAATCCTGAATTGACATTTTATTATCAATTTTTTTCTCTGGCTTAGGAAAAGAAAATTCTCTCACTTTACCTATATATCTATATTTATTTTGTAATATAGGTTCATTCTCATCTATTTTTGTTTTTTTATTATTGTTATATCTTTTAAAATTTGCATAAACACTCTTCTTTTTTGGTTTTATTTCTTCTTGTTTTACTTGTTTTACTTTTTCTTCTTCTTCTTGTTTTACTTTTTCTTCGTTATATATTTTATATAATGATTTACAATGAAATATAATTACATATTTTCGTGCAACCGTTTCTAAAAATCCAAAAGAAGGAGTTCTATCACAATAATATTTAAATTCATCATTTTCATAATACATAATTACATTGCCTATAGGTGTATTTTCAAATAATATATTATGTTTCAATTTTGATACATCTATATTATTATTTATATCAATCATATCAAATTTATCTACATATTCTGTTAAATATAAAATATTTGGATTTTTAATTTTATTATTAGGTGAAGTTAAAGGCAAATTTAATATATATATGATAGTAATTAAAGGTATTCCTAGTGCAGCAAATATAGTAAAAAAGAAATTAAACATTTCTATCATCGGTAATAATATTTAAAAATATAATTTTAATACGTTATTTACTTATTTGTTCATTAGTTCTTTTTTATAATTCATCAAATTAGTTAGTTCATTAGGTAAGTCTACTACTTTTATACGTTCATAATTCTTACGTTTATTATCAGGATGCATGCAAACTAAATACATTTCTGTGACTTTTTTATTATACTTACTTTCAATTATTGCTTTATAAGTATTCAACTGTAAACAATAATGCCAATAATTAGTATCAGGAATGTGATCAATGCAATCAGTTTTTGCAAATACCCCCCATCCATTCACTTTTTTAATATCTTTACATCTTTTCCAATCATAAATCTGTAATGTACCATCTTCATTTTCAAATATCATATCAATAGATCCAGCTAATCTCCATTCTTCATGAAATACGGTCCATTCCGTTCTATAAGGACGTTTATTTAGTTCGGGATAATCTTTTAAAAAGTTTTCAAAATATGAATATTCTATACTTGTATTTTCATTAGGACAATTATTATAAAAACACTCAATATCATAATGCATATTTGTACCAGCTTCGGCTGCTTGATCTCTATTTTGATCCCAACTACTTTTAATTTCTTCTTTTGACATTCCAAAATATTTATTATCTTTCCATTTCTTTGATTTCATCATATTATCAATTATTTTATCACTATCAAATTTTTCAAAATGTGAATGATTCCAAGTTGTAACTGATGTAAATCCGCTATCTCCATCTATAGTATATACATGTGTAGGTTCATCAAATAATATTCTATCATCTCTTTCATGTTTATTTTTCTTGGACAAAAAGGTTAGTGTATTCATTATTAATTATATCTTAATATTTATAAAAAAAAATATTTCAATTTTATAAATATTTATTGTATTCTCATAATGTACGCTAATACAAAATAAGGAGGTCTATTTTCAAAGCGTTGACTTTTTCCTTTTTCATTAATATTTATGATTGCTTCTTGAGTATCAGTTGATTGTCCATTTATTTTAGGGTTTTCTACCTCAGTTATTCCAAATCCTAGTTGCGTTGCAGGAGTTGGTTCTACTTGTAAAGATATTTTATCAGCTCTATTTGCGGTTCTTACATTATTATTCCATTTACTAACAGTTAACGCATAAGCAGCATTCGCGCCATCTGTTACTGTTTGTACAGTTGTTAATTGGAATAAATTTTCTTTATCTTGATCACCTTCTGCTAACGGAATTAATTCACTTGTTTGTTGTGATTGACTTAAACTTCCATTAGAACTGTCGGGACCAGATCCCTGACCGTAAGCATTTATATAACCACTTTGTACAAATTGTTTAAGATCTACTTCGTGTTTATGTTCTTCTATACCAGTTAAATTATGTTTATGGTCAGATTGAGTAATATCATGATTATGTGTTGGCATTTGATCCTCTGTTATACCAACCGATGCATAACCTCCCTGAGTATACGGTTGAGTTAAAGAAGTACGTTTATCAGTATAAATATTATCATATTGATTATCTTGTGACGATTCTATTTGTATTGTTTCACCTCCAGTTGAACCCATAATAAAACGGCCTCTTAAATCTGGTGTATTATTTAAACCATTACATATTGACCAACCTACTGGTACAGTGGTTTCTGATCCAGCCCACATAATTATGCCCCCAATAGGAATAGCACCACCGCCTTGTATATTACTTGCTTCTATTATACCATTTACTTGTAAATCTCCTTCTACAGTGACCTTTGATACACCTTGTTTTATAACCATATTACTTTCGTTTGCAGAAATTTTAATACCAGGACCCATATCTGTGAAATCATCTAATTCAATAGTGGTGCGTCCATCACTTAATACTACACTATTATTTGTAAAGATTGTTTTATTATTTGCACATGTTAATGCCCCATTTGCAATTATATCATTATGGAATATAGAATCATCACTTCCACTAGATGAAAATCCCGAGTTAAATGCGCAACTTCCATCTACAGAAAAGTTACCATTTATATACGTATTTCCTGAATTTTTTTGAACATAGAAAATAGGATCAGTTTTACTATCTGGAGGAAACATGGCTATACCCCCGTTTGGTTCAAACAAGTCAATAAAAATAAGAGAATTAGTTTGTATTCTAGCCGCACTTATAGTACCTGTTACGTCCATACTATTATTTATTTGTACAAATCCATTTGATGTAATTAATGGATTGTTTGAATTACTAGTTGAAATACCCAATTTACCAAACGATGAGTAACCACCCAGTCCAATAATACAATCACCGTTATTTATATTTATACCCTTGTTTGGTTTACAAAAATCAGTTATGACTAATGTATTTAATGTTGTATCATTTTCTACAATTAAATCTTTTTTTACAGTAGTGGTATTAGTAACCACATCTATGATAAAATTATCGTTAATATTTATTCCTTTTTTAGGATATAATATATCTTGTATAACTAATGTTTCACTTATTTTTACACCACCTACAATGTCTAGACGAGTAGATGGAGAATTAGTACCAATACCTACACATAATTGATCATTTGTACTATCTCCCAAAATAATAGAATCAGATTTACCAATTACTGCTTTATATCCGACAGCGGTTGAATATTGCCAATTATCTATACCGTCTACATTTGTATCAGATCCGATTGCTGTATTTCCTTTACCATGAACGTCATCTTTCAATGCATTATATCCAATAGCAACATTATTATTCTGTGAATTTTTGGTTAAAGCATTCGTACCAATAGCTATATTGAAATCTTTACAGTCATATACGGCAAGGGCCTGATTACCTATAGCTATATTATTATTGCCATCTTTAATTTTATATCCAGAGTTAAATCCGATTCCTACGTTATAACTTCCAGTTTCTAAATTATATAATGCCCGTTGTCCATAAGAACTATTATTAAATCCAGAAAAACTAACTTCTAATTCATTAAAACTATCAGACGACATTAATAAATTAAAATTACCATCGTGTAGTTTTAAACTACCTAAAATATCTAACGAAGACACTGGATTATTGTGATTAATTGATACTTTGCCCAAGGACGCGTGTAATGTACATTTTTCAGTATCATTTTGACATATGTTAATACTATCTTGATAATTTATATTAATAGTTCCTGTATTATTTTGTATATTAGTATCCTTATTTTTTAGAAAATATGTACTATTGCCACCCAAGTCATTTTGTAATAATATACCTCCTTCATATTGATCTAATAAATCTACGTCAATGCCTTCATCGTTCGTAGTGTGTACAGGTATATTTGCTGTAATAGATAATACATTTTTATCTTTTGTTTCTAATATGTCAACCGGATGAGAAGGATTTGTATTACCAATTGTAATGTTTGATTTAATAATACTAGACTCTGTAGTAATTGTATTTTCATATGATCCTAATCTTATTACATTAGCACAATTAAACGATTCACCTTCTAATTTTTGATCATATCCATATACTACTATTGTAGAATCACTACTTACACCTATTGTAGATCCAGGTAATGTTATATCTGGTTCAGCATATGACTCTGAAAAAAATAACCAAGATGATGTAGTATCATAATGATACATAGATATTCTTCCTGGTACAATTGTATCGCCTGATGATGTTACTATTAAATATTCTCCTGATCCATTTAAATTAAGATTGGTGCCAAATCGTTGATTTTCTACTGTACCATATAATGATCCTGTTATACTTACTAAATTTGAATTTTCACTATCTTTATATAAACTATTTATTAATGAATTAACTAGTAAATTATATACGTATACTGATCCTATTTTGTTTGATTCATTGGTTGAATAATCTGGACTACTTACTGCAAAATTATTACCTACACTATTCATGGATACGTGTGCTCCAAATCCTTGGTCAGCTACAGGTTCTGGAGAAACCACTTTAATATAATAATCATCACTAAATAATAATTTATTGTCTTCTAACTGTTTTACATATACATATACACATCCAGCGTTAACGCCTTGCACATTCGCTCCACAGCTACCTACAATTAATATACCTCCTTCTCTAGTAATTGATAAACTACAGCCAAATTTATTTGTATTATTCGTTTCACTTGTATTTGTAATCTTCAAAGGAACTAATGTAGATGTACTAGCATCTGCTTCTAATTCGCCATAATAAATATAATTTATATTATTACCTCCAAAACTAATATAATTACCTAACTTAGATATACAAGTAGTTGAACCAATATATATATTTTCTTCTTCACCATAAAATGTAGATATTTCTGACCAATTACTATTAGCCCAAGCATATACTGAAATTCTTCCACAGTAATCTAAATTATTATTACATGTATTTGCAGCTCCTACAATAATTGTATGTCCTTTGCCACTAATTGATACTGATCTACCAAATCTTTCACCGACAATGTTTCCTTCTTTATCTTTATTATTTACATTACCTATTAGTGTATTGCCTAATATACTCCATTTCATACCGGACCATGTATATACGGTTACATTACCTACATTATCAATATCGTTCACTATTGATTTTTCACAACCAATCACCATTATAGAACCATTATTATTACAATCTACCACAAATCTAGATGATGTTTTATTTTTAATACTGTATTTATCATTAAGTGTGTCAAAAATATTTTTACCTCTTGTTCCCATTTCCGACCATATACCATTTGATTTAGCACCAAGAAAAGAAACAGCATAAGATTGTTTAGAACCATCGCCAAACGTAAGTGCGCCTCCTATATCTAATATTGATGTAGGATTTCTAATACCTACACCTAATGCTGATTGAATAATCATACCATTTGCTATTGAATCTATAGATGACAGTAAAGAATATTCTTTACCAATAACAGCATTGCCTCCTACTCTTAACGACGTTGCTCCGCTTGACGGAAATGAAGTGGCACCTATACCTACACTTCCTTCAATTAGTGCGCCATTTTCTGGTGTTGTAAACTGTCCTGCATAATTATTACCAACACATAAGCTACCGTTTATATCTAACTTATTCTGAGGCGTAGTTAATCCCATGCCAATCTTTCCACTATCGCCTGTTATACATATATCCGCGTAATCATAATAATCATCTATTGTACCCCGTGTTATGCTCAAAAAATTATATTGTTTATTGTCGTTTTTAATGTATTCGTCTATTTGGGAAATTTTAAAAGGAGTGGATGGATGTACTCCAGTTTGATTATCAAATAATATGGTATTTAAATTAGGCCTATATTCTGGATCGCCATTAGGTATATCTACTAATTGATTTGTGTTTAATGTTAACCCTCCACCAATATACGCATGTTCAAGAATTTGATAATTTTGCATAACCACAGAATTTACATTCATTTCGCCATTTAAATATATTTTTCCATCTATTTTTAGATCTTTCATTATATGAACATTTTCATCTATTTTTAAATTTCCCATTATTTCGGTATTTCCATTTAATGCTATATCGGTTTCACCAAATATTACTCCAAAATCTGTATCAGAATTAAAAGTATTTGTTCCTAGCCCAAATTTACCATTGTATTTTTCAATAAATCCATATTTTATGAAATATTTAACAACCTCTGCTTTAGGACCATATATTGCATCATATAATAATTTATCATCATTGTCTTTAGCTGTATCTGGTCTATTAGAATTATCAGAACTTTGATATTTTAACTCTATAAATTGTTCATCCATATAATTCATAGATTTGTTGTTATTTGATATTAAGAATGAACGTATATTTATGGTTGTTCCTTTATAACCTCGTATATAAATGTATACATCATCTTTACCTGTTTCTTTATTTCTATAAATACATAATTTATATAAATCATTCATATGTGTATTATTGGCATCATATCCTGCTCCACCACATGTTGAACTTTTATAAATTATTGCATGTAAATTTTCTTTGTTATTTATATCATTAATACTAATATTATTTGATATAACAAATGTATCTATACCCATACCTGATGTACTTGTCATGTCTCCTCCAAATATTTCTACTTTTAATTTACTATTATTATTTGCACTATCAGTGCTTGAATAATCATACGCTACACCCAACGTACCACAATAATAATAACCATTGCTAATAAGAGGATTACGATCGCCGGTTAATTCAAAAATTGTATTATTACCATTAATACCAGAACCATATCCCGAAATTAATTGACCATTCACATCTAATTTACTTCTTGGTGCTAATGTATTTATACCTACATCGCCTTTATTATTTATAATCATTCTGATATTTTCATTATATCTATCTGTTGGATAATTAATATCTTAAACTGATTCTTCAAATGTATCAAACACTATATTTGAAGACTTTAGTCTTATTCTATCATTTAACGTATCCCCTTTGTATACAAATAATTCTTTTTTTGTATCACTTCCTGTATACTCGCTTCTAAAATATTTTTCTTCTAATGAAGTTCGTGGTAAATCTTCAACACTCATGGATATATTATTATCTAAATCTAAGCCTCCAAACCATATACTATTATATTGACTTGTTTCGCCAGTATTATTACCAATGCGTAACGTATTTGAACCGATATGAAGAGATGTATTATTGCTGTTTATTTTTAACGTTTCAATCATTGTAAAGTTACTTAAATTGCTATGAATATTGTTAGAAAATTTTGAATAATCTATACCTCCAACTTTTTTCCAAGACATTACTATTAATTAGAGTCTAGATATTAAACCATTTATTTTTTAATTTATTTTATATCTTTATTATTTAATGGTATATAACATAATTTTTGCATTTAATGCCAAACATTCAAATTTAACAAAGGTTCAACACCGCGTATTAAATATTGCGGATAAATATGATGCTCACAATTATTATTTTTCATATGAAGAAAATATTTATAAAAAAAATATTAATATTATGTGTATTTTTAATTTATCTTTTGAAAATAATGAAATAAAAAATATGACTATTTGCATTAATGAAATTAGAAATATAGACAAAGTTACTCTTGATTGTATTTTTGAAGAAAATAATAATTATAGATTAATTTATGCGTCTAAAGGTTATTTGCAAACCATTGAAAATGATTCTGTATCAAATTATAAAAAATTTCATAGAGAAAGAAGTTATTCCGAAAGCGATAGTGTTATATTAAATTCAGTTAATAATAAAAATAGATCTAATACGATATCATCATCTAGTAATAATATTATGTCATATGAAGATTATTTAAAACTTACTTCTTAGGTTTTCGTTTCGTATGACTAGAGTTTTTCTTCTTCTTTTTTTTCTTTTTTCTCGTTTTTCCATCTTTATCTAAAGAAAATGTTTTTTTCTGTTGTTTTCTTAATATATCTTTAAACTCTTGATTTAATGGATTTAAGTTTCTTTTAATTTTATTTATATCATCATCTTGATTTATTAAAAAAGGTCTATTTAACATATGTCCAAAATCTGTTAAATTTAAATTTTCTACTCTTCCTGTATTACCATTACTATAAAAATTTAAATTAATACGTTCACCATCAGGTGAATAGCCTTCCCAGTGAGTTTTACTTACTGTTTCTCCGTCTATATTAATTTGATTTGATCCCATTGACATAATTTCAAATTTATTTTTATTTACACTCATATATAATATATTTTTATAAATTATATTTTTATTTTCTCTATAATTTTATCTTTTATTTGTTTTATATATTTATTATTCTTATTACATATATTTTGTAACCGTGTATGATACATTTTTTGATAATCATCGTTTATTTTTATTTTAGTTACATTTTCATTTTGCCATTCTAAAAATATTTTCCATATATTTGATAATATTTTTTGATAATAATTATTTAAATTATCAAATGATATCTCACTCCATTGTGTTTCAATATAACAATAATATTTATCATTTATAATATACACAGGAATAGACTTATTTTCTAATAAATTAAATAATAATTCATACACTGTACTATCATCTAAATAATTCAAATGTTTACTATTTAATTTTAAATCATTAATCCATTTATTTATATCTAATGATTGTTTGTTACTCTCTAACCATGTATATGGCGTTTCTACATTTTCCCTTTCATAGGTTACATCTTCGTGTTCTTTTACTTTTATTGGTTTTTGTTTCAAACTTGTATTTTCCTTTTTTAATTTCTTAAACTCGTCTTGCATTTTTACAAATTCATATTTAAGTTCTTGAACAACATTCACTAAGTCACTATATGAATATAATGTTTGATTTTCCTCTATATTCATATTTTTCTCAAATTTTGACGAATGAACCATTTCGCATAATAATACATGACGCTTATAATAAGATAGTCTAGTATAGGTTTTATTGCAATATAGGCATGATTTTTTTGGCATTTTAGTAACTTGTTAAGTTTATTATTTTTTTAATCAATTTTATATTTTATTATTATATATAAATGAGTACTGATATAAATAATAATGAAAAAATTAGTAATGTACATACAACAAATAAAAATAATATTAATTTAATAAATACTGAAACGATTGTTGGTGGTAATATAATAAGTAATCCTAATCCTTTAAATTATCGCGGATCTGGATATACTGTATTTACAAATGAATCAAATATAGATATACATGTATGTCCTCCAAAAACAACATCTATCCTTAGATGTACATTACCTATAGAAGAACCTATTCATTTAATTAACAAGCGTTCAATATGTTTAAATAAATTAAACTATCAAACTCAAACACAAAAAGTTATTAATAACGAAGTAAGAATTGATAGTTCATTACAGACAGATAATATTTCTAGTAGATGTTATCTTTCAAAAAAGAATAGTTATGTTAAAAAAAATGTTCCAACGCGTGGTAATTCTACAAAATCTTCAGTAACATCTTTAAAACCAGGATCATTAAGCGCAAATGGGTATGGTGTACATAAAAAACACGGATCTTATCAACGTAGATTATTAGATTTAAAACATAAATGTTTAAACATAAAATAAAAAAATATTATTATTATTTATATATGAATAAAGATTTTAATCCAGACGATATTAATCCGAGTGATCTAGAAAAAGAAATAGAAAAACAGCGCAAATTAGAATCCGAGGTTAAATTATTATTAAATAAGAATAAAAATGATAAATATAGTAGCATTAAAGGTATTATACATGACAGTAATATTCAAAGACATACACAACTGGGATTTTATCAAACAAAAATTAAAGAATTATACAATGACGTAACAGCACTATCATCAAAAAATTCAGAATTAGTAAAAGAATTAACAAATACAAGTATAGATGCTCATAACAATAATAATGAAAATTTATTAAATATTATTAAAAGTCTACAAGAAGAAAAAGAAAAATATAAACAACATGAATTAACTAATATAACAAATAACAATAAAGAATCTGAAAGAATTAAAGAACTGCAAATAAAAATAAGACAATTACAATTAGAAGTATCTAAATCTGTAGTTAAATCTGTAGTTGAACCTGTAGTTGAACCTGTAGTTAAATCTGTAGTTGAACCTGTAGTTAAATCTGTAGTTGAACCTGTAGTTGAACCTGTAGTTAAATCTGTTGTTAAATCTGTAGTTGAACCTGTTGTTAAATCTGTAGTTGAACAACCTAATACCGATCTAATTAACAAAATTTTATTAAATGAATCTAATAATAAATCAATGCCAGTTTCTGAACCACAAGTTAAAACTATTTCCGAACCACAAGTTAAAACTATTTCCGAACCACAAGTTAAAACTATTTCCGAACCACAAGTTAAAACTATTTCTGAACCACAAGTTAAAACTATTAATAAATGGAAACCTCGTGCACTTCCTCCTCCAGGATATTATATGGGTATGTCATCATCACAAAATAAAAATAAACCGCCAAAAATAATTTCTACTACGCCATTAGAAAATAAACCACCAAAAATAATTTCTACTACACCATTAGAAAATACAAATAAACCACCACAAAATAAACTACCACAAAATAAACTACCACAAAATAAATCACGAAAAGTTATATCATTTATATAATAAATATAAATTTTTATTATAATATTTTATAAACAAATATTATAATGAATAAAATATACATGAACTTGTCTACTAAAAAACAAAATATTACAATAAATAAATCTACTATTAATTTAGCACCAACTGCAAAACCTATGCAACTAACGACTAGATCCTTCAAAAATTTTTTAGGTAGAATTCAAGGAGTAAGTAAAGGATGTAGCGCATGTGGTAAATAAATTACCCGCTTGATAGTTTTATAGAAAATGACCAATCTATATTATTTAAATCTACTATTCTTCCAAATTCATCTATTAGCGATATTTTTAATTTTTGTATATCTATTGGACCTGTATACTGTCTTTGAATTTTTACAAGTCTATCTACCGTATAAAATTCACTTCCACTATCAAACAATATTTTTGCTAATACATTTCCTCCCAATGATACATTTGCATCACATCCTTTTAATGTAATTTCATCTATTATAAAATTTTCCATCTTGTTTGAGTTAAAATCGTCTACTATTAAATATAAATATTTTGAACTTGTTAACTGTAACGGTACGTCTGCTCTTATAAATAATTTATCTTTAAAACTATCTTTATTTAATGTCAAATCTAGATCAAATATATGTTCCATTTCATCCATTGTTTTTAATTCTACTATAGGTTTTCTAAAACCTATCATCCATCCTAATTTACTTCTTATATCTCTTACTCCTGTACTAGTTTCAGATGTTTTTTCAAAATGTAATTGAATATTTTTAGGTATTTTATCTGTATCTAATCCTGTTGTATCAAATACAAAAAATATATTTTGTATTAATGTAATATTATCATCTTCAATCTCTGGTAAAACAAAAGAACATTTATTAACTAAATTATCTGTATGTTTTTGAAAAACAATATTACATAACTTAATTAATTTCAGATAATCTCTAAAACCGTGATTTAATAAATAAATATTGGGTAAATTTATCATATGTTCTATATCATCTATTTTTAACATAAAGCTAGAATTTTGATAATAATCTGACATAATGCAATATACTTGAGGTATTTCAATTGATATTAAATCCATCTTTGTTATATTTGTTATAGGCTGTGGTATTGAATATATAAAATTTGTTCCATTATTATTAGAATAATTAGGTCTAAATCTGGTATCTATTGTTATTACTTTTTCAACAAATAGGTTTTTACTTTTAGATGACGATGACATATATAATGGATTTAATTGTGATGTATTTTCATTTATGGTAGTGGTTAATGTATTTATTGTACTTTGATTTGATGTTTTTGATAAATTAATTATTACTTTATTCTTCACTTCTTCTAAGAATCTAGATATTTCTTTTTTTTCAGTATTTGTTTTATTGCTGATTTGTATTTTATTTACTAATTTTTCGTATTTTGAATTTATTTCTATAATATCATATATTGAATCTTTATTTATAGATAATAAGTCCAATAATTCATTGTTATTATATTGATTAATGTTCAAATCAAACATTCTTATATGATATTAATATATTTAAAATATAATATATACTAAAATATATTAAATACTTATTAATTAGTAAGTATATAGCATGGATCAATCAGTATCAACTAGCCAAACCCAACCCCAAGAAGTTAAGACCCAAGAAGCCCAATCAACCGAAACAACAAATCAATTAAATATTCTAGACGTAGATGTAACCGATGAAAATATTGCACTTAATCTTATCGTTAATTTTGTAAACATTGCACAAAAGCGTGGCGTTTATAGTCTTCCCGAATCATCTAAAATTTGGGAATGTGTTCAGCGTTTTCAAAAGAAATAAATAAATATTTAAATTAATTATAAAATTAAATATTTATTGTAAACGATATATTCCGTATGCTAGTGCTAATCCAAATATATATCCGGCAATTACTTGAACTATTCTATGTGCACCCTTTTTAACACGGGCATAAGCAACCATAACAATTATTAGTTGTTTTGCTATACTATCTGTTGTAAAAAAATTACCATTATTAATAAATATTAAATAATTCATAACATAGGAAACACATAATGTATGTCCTGAAGGAAATCCTGATTTATCTCCAACATATCCCCCTGTATTAAACCCTCCTACGTCTCGTGCATTATCTGGTCTTTTAAATATATTAGGGTTCCATGAGGTTGTCATTATTTTTATAGATCGTTGTATTCCGCTAGAAATAAATATACCAATTAATATATAGTAATTATTATTCATAAATATATCTGATATACCATATGCAAATAACACCAAAGGAAAAAGAGATATAAAATCGTATATATGTTTTATTTTAATATATTCCATATAATATACGTAATTATTTAATTTAATAAAAATTAAGTTAGATTAATGGATTATAAAACTAAATACGGCGACGTAGCTACTCCTAAATATTTAGTTGAAGATATATTAGATTTATTACCTACAGACGTATGGTCAAATCCTAATTATAAATGGTTAGATCCAGGATGTGGCAATGGTATATTTATTAAATGTGTATTTGATAGATTATTTATAAATCTCTCCACGATAAAAGATGAAACGAAAAGGAAAATACATATAATCCAAAATATGTTGTATATGGTTGAAGTAAACTCTGTTTACATTTTTGAACTCAAACAATACTTTGGAGAGAATGCCAATATATATAATGAAGATTTCTTATTATTTAATAATAATATTTGTTATGATGTAATCATTGGTAATCCGCCATATAATTCAAATGGTTCTATAAAAGTACCTACAAATACGAATGATAATAAAAAAAAGGATGGAAAAGCTATATGGAAATTATTTATTAAAAAATCTATTCATTTATTAAATTCGGGTGGGTTTTTAAATGTATGTATTCCTGTAATTTGGATGAAACCTGATAAAGAAAATATGTATAACCTTTTTTTTGAGAGAAATATTATTAAAATAAAATGTTTTGATAATAGTTGTGCTAATAAAATATTTTCGTATAATGCACAAACGCCTATATGTATAGTATGCTTACAAAATATAAAACATAGAAAAAATGAACAAGAATTATTATTAACTGATTCAACCTCATATATTAATTATAAATTAAATAATCTCTCACCTATACCATTAAAATATGCTCACATACTTTCCAGGTTTCAACCATATATTGCAAAATATGGTTCACTAAAAAAATATATAATAAAAACAAATATGCCTCCAGCAAAAACATCATTGCAAAGCATGTCTGACAATAGTCACGCTTATCCAAATATACACACATGTTTAATTAAAAATAAAATTCAACCTGAACTATCATTACGTTATAGTAATATTAAATTAGCATATCATGGTATTAAAAAAGTTGTTATGGCTCATAAAATGTATGGATTTCCGTATCATGATAAAGAAGGCGAATATGGTATTTCTAATAGAGATAATTATATAATAATGGACGAAAATAGTGATAAATTAAAACGAATTTTTGATTTTCTCTCCACATCATTTATTATAACTCTATTTGAATCCACTCGTTACCGAATGAAATATTTAGAAAAGTATATTTTTGAATTATTACCGGATATTAGTTGTATTTCGGATTTTCCTGAAATAATAAATGATGATAATTTATCTTTATATTTCAATATAAGTTTGGATTTTGCAAATAAATACAATAAATATACACGTTTTAATTTTTAAAAAATTGATAATTTCATATGGTATACCACAAAAATATTATACATGACATATACGGTAGCTGTTACTAGATTTAATGAATCTACCTGGAGAGAACAAACATTATTTATGAATAATAAGAAATCTTTATTTTATAATTCTCCTTCTCATATTACAGATAAAATACCAATAAATAATTATATTATTGTATTAGAAATGCACAATGATGAGAATAAAATAAAAGGCATTGGTATTATTAAAAATTATGTAATAAGTAAAGCGAAAAATATTTTTACAGATAAAAATTATAATCGTTTCACATATAAATCATTATACAGAATTGATAGATCTGAATTAAATAATTTTGATGAAAGTGTATTAAGATTCTTTGATATTATATGTTTTACCACTTCAAGACATTTAAAACGGGGAAAGGGTATACAACGAATCCCAAATAATATAATTGATAAATGCAAACATATATTACATTTTCCTTCTTATTTTGAAAAACTATTTGAGAATAAAACATAGAAATAAAATATTATATATGTTATAATGAACAATAATTTAAATGATTTAATTAAACAATTAGAAAATGCAACAAATGCTAATACTAGAAATGCTAATACTAGAAATGCTAGTTTAAATATAGATTTATCAAAAATCAAAGAAAAATCAAAAAATACTAATGCTAGTTTAAATATAGATTTATCAAAAATGAAAGAAAAATCAAAAAATACTAATGTTAGTTTAAATATAGATTTATCAAACATGAAAGAAAGTGTTAGAAAACAAGAAAGTGTTAGAAAAGAAAAACAAGAAAGTAGTTATAATTTTGATAAATTTGATATAAGTGAATTATTATTATTATTTAAAATAGATGAAAGAGAAGAAGATTTAAATTTAGAAAAAATACAACATTATACAAATGAGTTTATCAATAAAATACCAGAAAGTCACGGAAATATTAGAGATATGTTAATTCCATCAAAAGATAAATTATTAAATTTTTTTATTGAAAAAAATAAAATTAATTCTAATACTGTAGAAACAAATAATAATATATCACTATCAACGGTTGATAAAGACAATACATTTGACCAAGGTACGGGTGTTATAATTCCAAGGACACAATTGGACAATAACACAGCGTATGATGCTCCTATAAAAGAAGGTAAACTTAATCCTAAATTGGAAAATATTATTCAGAGAACATTAGTTATTGATAGTAGATACAGACAGTTTAATTATTATCCGTTAAATGAGAGTTCTGATGTAAATGCTGCCGCTGCACTGCTCAATCCAATTATAAATACTAATCCATTTACTATTGATTTAGAGCATCCGATTAGTGATTTATTATCATTTAAATTATTTTCACTTCATATTCCACTTGTATGGAATAATATTACATCAACTAGACGGAATAATTTTTTTTTATTTCCAAGTTGAATGAAGAAGATCTTGAAGATTTCGTAGACGATCCGATGGAATATTTAGCAAGAGACGATAATGGTAATTTATATTTAAATACAGAGTCAGATTTACTATGTAAAAGTAAGTTTTTACCTGTTATTATTCCTGATAATAAATATAGTAATATAGGTAATCTAATTACTGAAATTAATAATTCTATTAAAAATACGATTGATTATTATAATAAAGAAATATTTCCCAAATGTACAAATAATTCAGATATTAGTAGTGATATGATTACATCAGAAGATATTAAATTTGAATATAATAAAACAAATAATAAAATAGAATTAATAATAAAACGAGGATCCGTTAAATTTTTTACAATGCGCAATAATGTTAAATTAGATTATTCTTTAGGATGGATATTAGGGTTTAGAAATATATTTTATTCATATAATCCTAAGAATCCTAATAATATTAATAATGAAAATATTTACACTAGCGAAGCAGCATATGATATTAGTGATACAAAATTTGTAATGATATATATTGACGATTTTTTGCAAAATAGAATTAATACAAATATTGAATTTACAGGAGATAGTACTATATCTGCTATAACTAGTTCTAATAAAAATACTATTACGGATATGCCCATTGCTAAAGATAAAACGAATATAGATGCTCATACAAAAATTATTAAAGAAAAACCCAGTACTAAAAATAGTGATTTTATTTATTTACCTATGAAACCCAGAACACATACACAAAAAGAAATATATGCATTTTCTCAAAATCAAATTGGAGAAAAATCTATAGAATATACATTTAAAAATAGTCGGTTAAAACCACCAGTTACCAATAATTGTTTTGCACTTATTCCTATAAAAGGAACTTCGTCAAATACGGATGAAAATAACTATCCATATATAGATTTTAGTGGTTCATTGCAGATGCATGAACGTAAATATTTTGGTCCAGTTAATTTACGTAGACTAAAAATTACACTCGTTGACGATAAAGGATTTGTAATAGATTTAAAAGGTTTAAATTGGTCGTTTGTAATTCAATGTGGCATATTATATCAATATTAATCTTTAATTTTATATAAAATTGAATTTATTATAGTTGTTATATTATACAATAACAACTATAATGGTAAAGAATTTTGGAGGTAATAAAAGTAAAAAATTGGCTCGCAAGGTTGTCACTGCTCCTAGAGACACTAGGTTACGTACTCCGAACCCTAATGAACCAGACGAACAATTTGCATGCGTTTCAAAAATGTTAGGAAATGGGATGTGTCACGTAATATGTGGCGATCAACATCCAAGAATATGTATTATACGCAATAAATTTAGAGGCAGATCTAAAAGAGATAATACAATTAGTACAGGATCATTTGTATTAATTGACATTAGAAGCTGGGAAACGGTAAGTGATACAAAAATTCAAAAATGTGATCTATTAGAAGTGTATAATAAATCAGAGATGGATAGATTAATAGATACTGTAAAGTTTGATTGGACTATATTTAAAGGTATAGGTACTAAAGATGAAGATAAATCAACAATTGAAAATGATAATGGGTTTGAATTTACAGACACTAATACTACAGAATTAGAACAAAATATTAGAGCTGATACAAAAACTGCTATGGATCAATCTGTACCAGGAGGGGAGGGCAATGAGACAGTTGACATTGATGAGATTTAATTAAAATTTATAATTAA